CATCTTAAGTTATTGTATAATGACCATTTAATAATATAAAAGGTATATTTTTATATTATTTTTAAGGAGAAACAAAATGATTATAGGAATTTATGCAAGAAAGTCTATATTTTCTGATAAATCTGATAGTATCGGATCTCAGATTAAAATATGCACAGAATATGCTCATAACAATTACAACTCAAAAGAAATAATTGAATACGAAGACGAGGGTTATACAGGAGCTAATACTCATAGACCTGGATTTACACAATTAATGAAAGACATTTTGAATAAAAAAATTGATATAATTATTTGTTATAAAATTGATCGTATCAGCAGAAATGTATTAGATTTTTCAACAACTTTTAACACTCTTCAAGAGCATAGTGTACAATTTGTTTCTGTAAAGGAGCAAATAGATACTTCTACTCCACTGGGAAGAGCAATGATGTATATATGTTCTGTTTTCGCCCAAATGGAACGTGAAACCACAGCTGAACGCGTAAAGGATAGTATGATAGAACTTGCTAAATCTGGTAAATGGGCAGGCGGTAAAGCACCAGTTGGATATAAGCGCGAGAGAGTGCTGTTGAATGGGAAAAAGCACACTATGCTAGTTAAAAACGATACTGAGATACCTTTTTTAAATATGCTTTACGATACATTTTTAGAGGGTTATAGTCTAAACGGGTTAGAAACACATTTTAAAAATAAGAACATTACATCACTTAAAGGCAATTATCTATACAGTACACAATTATATAGTATTTTAAAAAATCCCCATTACGTAGAGGCTACAGAAGATATATATAATTATTTTGAAAGTTTAGGTTGTATAATGGCTACCGATAAAAGCAAGTTTGATGGTCAGCATGGTATTATTGTATATGGTAGAACTAAAGGTGGCAAAAAGAAAATACATACATTAAATACTTCTGACAATTGGATTGTGAGCGTAGGGTTACATAAGCCCCTAATATCAGCTGACAAATGGCTTACTGTACAAAGATGCTTTGGCAAGAACATAATGGATAAAACACGTAAACATGAAATAGGAATTTTAAAAGGTATAGTTAAGTGCAGGTGTGGGTGCACCATGAAAGTGCAACATAAGGTTGATAAGACATATAACAAAATATACGATTATTACTTTTGTCAGAATCGTAATCGTAGAGGTACTAATTTTTGTGACATAAAAATGGTAAGTGTTGATGTACTGGACAATAAACTCGTTGAATTTTTGCAACGGATGTCTATAGATAAAAGTCTTTTGGAAAAATATATTAAGAACACAAAGCCGATCGTAAATTATAAGGATACAAATACAATTAAAAAGGATATTTTAATTGTTAAAAAGAAAATTGAAAATTTAACCATTACATTACAAGACAACATTAAATCTTCTGCAACAAAATACTTAATTATAGAAATAGAAAAACTTGATAAACAACTTGTTAATTTAAATTTTGAGTTAAGGGAAATAGAGCAACAAGAACGAGAGCACAACAAAAAAGTAGATGATATTAATATAATCTACTTAAAAATTTGCGATTATGTAAAGGCATTTGAAAAACTATCATATCTAGATAAAGTAAAATATTTGCAAGAGATAATAACTGATTGTATTTGGAACGGTGAAAAACTATTAATAACAATTTAATCTTTATCTTTTTATTATATTGATTCTTTCTGGTCGCAATATAATAAAGAGATAAATACTTTTAAAAATAAGCTCCCCTAAATAAATAGAGGAGCTTTGTTTTTTATGTATTTTAATATGCTTTAAACCAAATGCCACCAGTACCATCATAACTTCTGCCAAATGTAATTTTAGGATTGGTGTCTGTTGTTTTTACCGTAAATACTGCCCAGCCTTCATTGGATGATCCCTTATATAAATTCGATTCAAGCTTTGGGTCGGGGATAACCACACTTACGTATTCATACTCTTTGCCTTCGCTTGAAATTAAATTAAAATCAATCATAGGCATCACAGATAATGCTTTTCCATCTGCCATGTCAAGGACCTTTATGTTGATTTTTGCCAATATATAATCATATCCTGATGGAGCAGCTTCATTAAACTGATTTGCTTGTTGAATCATACTCCAAGCATTTTCTCCTCTCACAATATCTTTCACAGTCACCTGTGCTGTATATTTTTTAGAATAGTCGTCAATTGATATTGTTTGCGCTGTATTCAATGGCGCAGGATTAGAATACGAGTATCCACCTATGTCCACTTGAGTTTCTCCAACCTCTACCCTTCCTAAATCATTATTCCACGATACTTTTACGCCCAAAACGTCACCTATAGCTTTCAGGGGCATGTAAGTACTCCCGTTGATTACCACTATTGGTTTGTCTGTTGTAAATGTTTTGCCGTTAACCAAGACCGGAAATGTTGCCTTTGTCGCTGTAAACTGATTGATTCCTACAGCGTACACACCAATGCACATAGACAAAATAACCCCAACCAATAAACCCGATATAAATTTTTTCATAATAAATCACTCCTTTAAATTTTATATCTACAATCTATCACCAATACTATAATATTACAATATAATTCTTGCTAAACTTCCATAATATGTTATAATCTATTTATTCCATATTACATAGACTTATTTTGACGGGATAGATGTCAGGGTGCAAAAAGGGCGAGGCTACGGCTGTCGCTCTTTTTGTATTTAAATTAAGATACATATCTCCTATGGCTAATCTGTACTTCTTCATTGTTGAGGTCGGTATATATCTCAGTGGTTGCTACACTGCTATGACCTAGCATTTTCTGGATGGATTGTATGCTGGCTCCATTGTTTGCAGCGATTGTAGCTGTTGTGTGCCTCATTAGATGTGGGTATAGTGATCTAGCCATGCCTGCATCAATGCCTAATTTGTTAAAATCATTTTGAAAAGCTCTGTGCCCTAATCTCTTATACGGTGATCTTTCGCTAACAAACAGAGCATCATTAGTATCTAACCTAGATGCTAAATACTTTCTGAGATGGACTTTTGCTTTTGCGTTCAAAAATACAGTTCGTTCCTTATCCCCCTTACCTACGACTTGCAATTTATCGTGGTTCCAGTCAATATCGGATTTGTTTAATTTACTTACTTCATCCAATCTGCAAGCAGTTGAATAAAAAAACTCTACCATGGCTTTTTCTCTTAATGTTTTACACACTAGCCTAAGATTTTCAAGTTCTTCCTGTGTGAGAGATTTTCGTGTTCTTTTGGCTTTTTTTATAGATTTAATCTTTCTCATTGGACTTTTTACAATGTGATCCTCGTTCTCTAGCCACGTAAAGAAACTTCTTAGAATATTCATTTCTGTCAAAATAGATGAATTTTTAAGCCCTTTTTGAGAACATTGAGCGAGATACATTCGAATATCCATTACATCAATATCCTCTATCTTTTTATGTATTGCTCGTGAGAATCTAGTTAGGTGCTGGCTATATGCTTTTAGTGTATTCTGAGACAATCCTTCTAATTTTTTTGATATTAGAAAAAGCATAAGTTTTTCAGGGATGCCCTCATAAGGAACTAACGCATTACAGACAGGTTGTATTTCGTAATTGTATAATTCTTCTTCCAGAACGGATCTGAGCTGAACGACTTCATCCTGGGTAAGAAAATCTAATGCCTTACCCAGGACCCGGATAATTATATCCATTTTTAACATGTTTACCCCTCTCTTGCGTGAGGGAACAAGATAGTATATAATTATCTTGTTCCGTACGCGGGACGATTGTTGGGGCTGGTGATAATTCTTCGTGGGATTGCACCAGCCCCTTTTATGTCCAAAATATTTTATTTTATATATAGTTTATAGATTATAAGCATAAATATCAATAACAATTCTGTTACCTTTTCTTTACTTAGTTCGTAATATTTCAATAATTTTACAATAATTACATCGTATTGCAAGCATAATGCGAGCTAATTTTGGGCAAAAAAATAAGCCCTCCACCGTTTAAAGTGAAGGGCTTTTCTGTGTCCTATAGTCCGTTTGGATTGGTTGGATTATTCATCAGCCCCACGAGTACACACAACTGTAATACCCCAGCCACAACGTCACCAACCATGCCTGTGTCTATTCCGTACTTTGCCCATATCCCTGTCAACTGTCCTATTGAAATTATCTGCGCCACTACTGCTCCCCAAAATACGGGGCTTTTCCATCTTGATTGTGTCATTTTGTGTCCTCCTTTAAAATTTTGGCTATTTTTATTATTAGCGCTGGAAAACTCGGATCTATGTCCTTCTTTTTCAGCCAAAAATCATAACTTGTGCCTACCTTATCTGCAACAATTTTTAAAGCCTGTTCAAATTCCGTTGCTACTTCAGCAATAGGTAATATTGCATATATTGATTTCGCTAGTGCTTCGGCTATTAATGGCATATTGTCTACGATCCATGCTGCATCGTCCTTGTTATCGTGAAATGCGATTTCTACTAATGAGGCTGGTGCATTTGTGTAAGCCGTTTCGTATAAGTGTTTACCTTCTCCGTAATAATCTTCACCTTTTACAATACCTCGATCAGCTGACGGCGTGATCTTTGAGAGTTCAATGTATAGCCGTTTAGCGAACTCATATCCAACGCCTTGAAGTCTATGGCAAAACACCATACAACCTCGTGCTTTTCCGTTTGAGCCACCGCCCATAGCGTTAGAATGTATTGCTAGGTGTAAGTCTACTTCCTTCAAATCGCTATTTATTACAACCTCTTTAAGTGTCATAGTAGGTTTATTTCTAAACACTTCGTAGCCACGTTTTACCAGAATAGCTTGAAGAATATCAGCAATCTGATTCATCCTAGCTTCTTCTGTACCGTAATTATTCGCACCAATATTTTTCTCTTGCGTGCTTGGTGATAGATAAATTTTATACATTTATTCTGCCTCAATTCCCCCCATAATTTTTTATAAACGCCATCACTGTCCCCCAGATATAGGTGCCTAATAAAGTGGTTATTAACCCAATGATAGAACATTTCCAGAACAGGTGTAAGTCTTTCCAGACTTTCCACTTTTCTTCTCTAATAGATTGGATTGCTAATAATATATCTGTTTGGACTTTCTTGTTATCCAAAGATTCTTGTTTTGCGACAGCTATCATAGTTACTTGTCCGTCTTGGATATTCTTGATGTATATTTCAGATTTAATATAGCCTATATTCATAACACCTATTACGATTCCTTGTTCTTTTTGGATCGTTTTCATATCTATAATCTCTGCAGTGTTATGTTCGACTTTGATATTTAATTCGCCAACGGTTACCTCTGCCATTTTATCACCTCATTAAAGATTTACTAACATACTCCAAAACCACCACCACATAAATACCACCTCCCGGTGTTAAAACATATATAAAA